CCCTCCTAAGAAGTTTGATACGGACTTTAGTTTTGAACCGAACTCTGTAAGTCCACCCTCCTCATCTTCTCCTATAACTATCTCTAGGGCTTCCCACAAGTCCTCAGTTAATGATTTGGCTGCCTCTTTTACTTGCTCATTAAATGTATCCCAATCTATGCCATCCAACTTGGCCTGCATGTCAGCAAGACCCTCGTTTATTCCTTCAGCTATAGATGTCTTGATAGATGTTAAAGTTATATCAAGTAGAGCAAGCTTACCTTCAAGGTCAACAGATACTTCCCACCATCTCTGGAATATACCTATAACTTGTGCTCCCTTCTCCTGAGTAAGCAACCCAGCTATAGCAAGCTTCTCCATAGTCTCAGCAAGCCAACCAGTAGCTTTCTCAGTGTCAGCCATGGCTCTACCTACATCTAGGAACTGGTTAATCATGCCTCCAACAGAGTCTATGATGCGTCTAGCAGTATACGATATAATGAATCCAGTGAACCCAACCTTACGACCCCAACCAGCTAATGCATTCTGAGCATCCTGTAGTTGCCTCTCTAATGTCTTCTGTGTCTGGGTGAACACCTGAGTCTGCCTAATACTTTTACCTAACTCAGTATGAACCCTGCTGGTGGTAGTAGTTATCCTTGTTAATCCTTTCTCAAACCGTTTAGATATCTTATCAAAGTCCCCAGTAAACTCATCCTTCAACTTGAATCTAATTGTTACATCCTTACGTGCTAACGCCATCTTAACCCCTGCTCCTCTATCTCACGCTTAAACTCTGGTGACCACTGCCTACGCTTAGCATCTATCTTACCACCCACAGTGTTCGCCTCACTCTCAATCTCAGATACGATGCTTAACACTTGGATGTCAAACAGTACAGACGCCCCTAGAGAGGGGTCTAACCCAACTATAGAACTTGGGCGTACACCATACCGTTTACCTATAGCATCAAGCATCATAGCCATATCCCTACTAAGGAGTCCTCTATGAGTCACCCACATCGAAGCCACTGATATCCATAAGTCCAGTTAGAAGATCAACTACATCTAAGAAGAATAGCTGATCATCATCAAGCTTAGGAGCAACCACGTTAGGCTGTATAGCATACTTAACCAAGTCTACGAAGTGTTCCTTAACAAATTCGTATAGTCCTAGATTACCAACGAACCCTCCCTCCGGCATAACGCTTAACAGATATACCATTGAGGAAGCATTCATAGCTCTAACACTGAACACAGCACCACTTGTCACAGAGACAAGCTTAGTGGTTAACCTCACGTAGTCTTCAGGCGTGGAAACCATTAGTTCATTACTCATATCTTTACCCTCCTGAACGCATCGTTCACAATCTTACCTGCGACAGCTCCCATACGAGTAGCGGTGTCCCTGAATATCCAGAAAGCCCTAGACCCAGGATGCTCAAAGTGTTTACCACGAACAACGCCAGTACCATATTTGACGCCCCATGGCCTACTCTTATCACCTCTCATACTTAGCAGAGGTCGGGCAGTCATCAGCTTATTGCTTGTAATAGGATGAGGCTTAGTACCCTCCTCAACAGCCTCAGCCCACTGATGATCATTGAAGAGTTCACTGATGTAATCCTTGGGGCCACTCTCTACTGTTCTCCACTGAATGCGTCTAGTGTAAGCACCACCTTTAGGCATCCTGTCCTTAACGTATATCCTAGACTGCCTCATACTCTCCTTCTTAAGACCAAGCATGATCTCCTTCTTCCAATCATCCACAGCCTTAACTACATCACCATGAAACTCCCTAAGTTCCTGTACGGGGACATCTATCTCTACCGTGTATGACACTCGTTACACCTCTACTGAGATTACAGAGCATTAGTCAGAGTAGTGTATGCACTTGTAGCGTTCTGAACAGTGATCATCACAGAGTGCCCACTTAACGCATGGTAGTTACCCCTATAGTTAACTGTCTGCACAATCCTATCTCTGCCAGTAACGGCTGCCTCTGATGCTGTGTAACGGGTTTCAGGTATGCTAATCGTTATCTGATCGGTGTATCCAGATGATATCGTATCACCGGCAAGAGTCAACACGGTTATGAACCCTGATTGTGCTCCAATAGAGGTGGCACCTACATGGCTTAGGAACCTCTCATGCTCATCCTTATTAGTGAACGTAAAGTCCATAGTTCCTTCAGGTATAGCTACTCCGTGCAATGTCTGGGCTGCTATATATGGGCTACCTAACCTTCTATGCTCAGTATCGTATCCTCTAGGAAGCCTTAACGTGAATGACTCTATCGTAGGGTCAGCAGTCAACCTACTGCTTCCACCAACAGTCATCACACTTGCATCAGCGAACGTTAAGTATCTCCTACCTGAATATGTAATATAGTTAGCACTACTAGCGGTGATAAGCGATTCACTGCCCTTACCTACCACAGATATAGTGCCAGCCACAACCTCAGCTGCCCTAGCCTCCGTCTCTATATCAGTAATGAAAGTACCATCAAACTGTCTATCCTTCTCTACACTATCACCCTTTACTAAGGTGAAGCTCTGTAAACCACTTAGACTTACCTTCTCTGTTCCACCGTATGAGAATGCGTGTGCGTACACAGTCCCACTTAACACTGTGGATGTGGATGGTGTACCAAGATGATATACAAGCAACTTAGTGAACTGGTAAGGCTCTACAAGAACCTCTATGTCACCACCAACGCTTGATGGACCACGAACATACGATTCAGGAGTCCAATATGCCTGTGTCTCAGGGTAGAAGTCATCCCGTCTACTATGAACGGTTTCACTGAGTATCTTAAAGAACACTCGTTCTGCACCAGTGGATAGTGTACCATACCCTGATGCCTCTGATTGGATCGAAATATACTTTTCAGCCATTTTACATCTCTCTTTTTTTGTTTATGTTTAGCTGTCTAACAGTGATATGCTTCACTCAATATAATAAAGATAAAGGATGTATTTGTGATGTCTCAATAATTACGTATAGCGTACACGTAGATATCCATGAAAGCAGCGTATATAACCATGCTACTTGGAGAACTCTGACTATAGTTAACGTTAACAACTTCAGTGTTCTCAGCATATGTGCTACCGATATGCCTATCAGCTTCTATAGCATCAACAATCTCACCAACATAACTAACCAGATTAGTTAGATTAGTTTTAGTCCCAGTACCAGTATGAGTTATACGTGCCTGAAACAGCAGGTTATGTCGTGTTACTCCTGGACCTAGAACAGTCTCCTCGTCTCTCTGTAGGCTAAGCAGACAGATGGGGTTATATGCTTCATAGTCCTCTCTCCTAGCATAGTCAAAGAACGTAGAGTCAGCAGTGAAGCTAGTACACCCAACCACTACAGCCTCTAATGCATCTATGATTTCATCTAACTCAGTCTCATATGAAGTCATCTACATCACGGCAACACTTATCATTTTATTGGGGAGATACAGTCTCTCAATCTCCTCTATTCTTCTGGTGATGGTATCCATCTGAGAGGAGAAGTCAGTGTTAATGAATGACTGAGTATCACCCATAGTATACGCAGCAATACCCACAGGTTCAGCAGAACGTGTTCTGGACTCTATGACTTTAACAGCAGTCTTAAGGTTAGCATACTCCTTCAGTATCTCAGTGTCAACGTTATGCCCATACATAATAGTAGCCCTAAGAGTCTGATACCCACCATACGGTGCTTTAGAGGAATAGAAGTATAGAGCATACCCATTATATTTACCAGTCTTACTCCTACGCTTAAGAATGATAAAGTCCGTACTAACCCCCGGTCCTTCAGCCAGAACCTCCCAACTGGTTGCACTTATGAGTGATGCTTTGTTCCTGCTTAGCGTACCACTAACCACAGACAGTATTGGAGTATATGGAGGAACCACCGCTATACCCCTAGTCATAGCTGGGCTGCCAGCCATCACCCAACCCACTGAATCTCTGATGAGGGTGGTCCCAGGGGTTACATCAAACTTGAATAGAATCGGAGAACTATGGCTGCCAAGAGCACGCGCCTCCATACCAACCTCAACCTCCTCAGCCATATCTAGGCATTCATTAAGGTTAGGATGAGTGCCACTGTGTAGGTCTACCTGTATAATGGCTTCTAGACCAGACTCTGTAACCCATATTGGAGTATACGTCATAACTGTTCATATTATGTAGGCATACACAATATAATATAGGTTAAGTTATGGGGCTAATTCGTCACGTCTACTTATTGGTATGAACTTTACTATGGTGTACCCCTCACGTTCAATAGTGGGTGGCTTGTCAGCGCCTTGTCCACGTATAACTGGGTCGAACACCTGAACATAATAATACATGTTACGTGACCCACCGTTCATAAGATATATGTTAGGACCATGCATAAGCAGATTAGCTTTATCTGGTGGAAGCTGAACAACTTTATCCCCTAACTCGAATACGCTAGGTTCCGGGTCAGGACTATCTTCAAGACTCATCTATATTCATCTCCTTCTTTAACTTGGTAAACAAATCCCATGCACCTTCATCAGTAGATGATTCGGTGCTAAGTAATATCTCAGTCTTCTTATCCATGGTTTCAATAATCTTCTTATATAGAACCTCGGACTTTACCTTTTCATCACTCATTGTTCATCATCCTTAAACTGTTCAAACCACTTCAAGAACCAATATGGTATAGCAAAATCATAATCAGTTGCGATGTGTTCACCAACAGTCTCTCTGAGAGATTTTGCTGTTTCGTCCTCATCAATATATATAGGAAAACCCTCTATACATCGTTTGAACCAAGCATCAACCTCATCTTTATAATAATGTGGTGTACTAGGATGACCGTTCCAATCTGGGAACTTTATATTATTATCTACCATCTATCTTCCTCCAACTCCGTCTAACTACTGGTGTACCAAACTGATTTAATGAACAGTGTTCACATTCCCCTTCATATATTTTCTTAATCCCATAAAACCAATTAGACTTTAAGTGTTTTCTCATCTCCTTCTTCCAGCCACAGTTATTACATTCCTCACTCACCATTCATCACCCCCCAATATCTGCTTAAACCTATATTCATATGACTTGGCACACACTTCCTTACTGAATCCCTCGGCACGCTTCCTACAAGCAGACGAACTGATAGTAGTAGACTTCTCAACAGCGTCAATAAGCTCATTTGAGGTATCGCAAATGAACCCTGTCTCACCATTCACAATTATTTCACCAAGTGCTCCATCATTGAACGCTATAGGAACACACCCAGTAGCCATAGCCTCAACACAAATAAGTCCGAATGGCTCTCCGAACTTGCTTGGAATGATAAGCGTGGAAGCATTCTGAAGATACCTAACCTTAGTAGCGTGATCCACTTCTCCAACAAAGTTAGCGTACTCAGACTGTCTACACTTAGCTTTAACCCTCTCCACATAATCTAAGTCAGACACAAATCTAGTGCCACCAACTATGTCAATCTGCTTCTTAAGCCTCTCAGCCACATCAATAGCAATGTCCGGAGCTTTGATTGGGTCGATGCGACCCAAGAACATAAGTCTATCACCGTGACTCTCTTTATACGGGTATAGGTCCATATCAACACCATTATAGCAATGACGAGCTTCAAGTCCTGCTTGTTCACGGTACGCCTTCACCATCCATTGAGATATAGCGATGAGGTTAAGCTTAAACGGTGGCTGTGTCCAATACTGAGGGTTAATGTGTCCATGATGTGTGTGACACACCTTAAGTTCTGGGTTCTGTTTCTTACTAGCATACTCCATACCAAACCAATTACTTCCTAGAATTATATCTAAGTCAATAAATGTGTGCTTAATCTTATTCCACATATTTTGTTCCTCTTGTAACCAATTACAATGCAATCCAGTTGGATTACCTATTTCATAGAGAAATGCTTTTTCTGGTTTAATTGAACCATTAGGTGCATACAGAATAACTTTGTGTCCTAATAGGCTAAGTGCGTTGGCTAAATCATAGTTTACGCGCTCAAGCCCCCCATACGTTTTTGGGGGACACTCTATTAACGGGGTACTTAAAATACCTATTTTTATTGCTTTCCTCTCCTATTAAGTTTAGATATCTCCTCTTGTATTTTAAACTCACGGTCATTATAAGGCATTCCCCACCGAGATAGTCTACTGTTTAAATATTCTATCATTAACGCAGCTCTTTGTTTTTTGGCTGGAAGATAATCTACTATCTGGATTAAAAACGAATGAATTTCTGGGATGCTTCTTATGTCCCATTTTTTAACTGGTTTATTATTGGTGTTTTCATGCCATGTTGTCCTTTCACATCTTCCATAACCAGTCATGTTTTTTATTCTCTCTAAAAGATAGAAATCCGTATTCCCTATGGAGACAGATGGATATATTTCATGAACCCCCTGTTTATGAAGCATTATAGATCCCTCCCATGCTATGCTCCACGAAATGATGTGTTTAGTTAACTCATCCATAATAGGATACTGTTTTTTTAATCTATTATGTTTTTTACGTTTTAATCCAAGTCTATTGGCCTGAATCTTTATAGCGTTCCAACTGGCACCAACAAAAACTGATAATAATATTTCTTTATCTTCTATAGGATAAAGCTCCATCAATATATCAAGATCCTCCTCAGACCATTTATACATTGAAATCATATACTAATCAAGTGTAGTAGTAATATAAGTCTATCGATATATTGGTTAATGCTATCTTCATACCGTTTCACCATCAACTAATATTGGGTGTCTTTTTGCGTGTTGTTTACAGTATAACCCATCCTTACCGTAACCTTTCTTTCTTCGGCATTGATGAAAATGGAACCCGGTGTCATCTGAAACTGCTTCAATACACCTTGTCTTATCGGCTTCAACTCCATCTGGATTTCCAGCCCACTGATCATATTTTCTTAACATATCTCTGTTCTCCTTAAACCAATATCCCCCTATAAATGCTTTTACACACGTATTCTATATTTTCATCTGTGAGGTTAGGCATAGATGGCAGATACAGCCCAGAACGAGAGTATATCACGCTCCGTGGATAATACATATAGTTGAACGCCTCATAGAATGGTTGAGTCTCTATACCTTTCTCCCTCAACTTGGATACAAGTTTATTTGTTCTAAGTTCCTGTGGAATCATGTCGAACGCCCTCCAAAATAGTGTCTCATCACTGTGTTCCATATCTGGAATATACTCAGCATACACCTTATAGATATGCTTCATCTTCTCAACCCTGTCATCCAGTTTAGTTAACTGTGAACATCCCAACGCACTCTGCATCTCAGTCACCTTAAAGTTATATCCCTCAGACATATACTTACCACCACGTTCAACCCTACCCTGATCCTTTAACGCTTTCAATGTCTGATAAGTATCATAGTTGTCCGTGGCAACTACACCACCCTGCCCCATAGTAATTATCTTAGATGTGGCGAGACTCATCACAGAGATGTCACCGAATGACCCCAATGGCTTACCATCATGGAATGAACCTAACGCCTGTGAAGCATCCTCAATCACTATAGAGTCAGGGTACATCTCACGTATATTTGAGACATCGCAATACACACCGTTGTTATGAACTGCTACGATATAATCTAATTCCAAGTGAGACTTAATATCTATGTTGCCGTTATCATCTGTGTCAACTATTAACACGTTACCACCAGCCAACCGTACAGCGGATAACACCCCAATAGCAGTATAATTAGGTACAGTAACAACGTCACCTCTCTGATGCCCCATAGCCTTTAACGCTAGGAATATAGCTGTTGTGCCACTGGTAGTTACAACCGCGTACTTCCTGTTTATACGTTTAGCGATACCTTCCTCAAGCAACTTAGTATAGGCTGCTTCATTCAACCAACCACTCTTAATGGCTGATGAAACCCACTCTATATCCTGCTCATCAAATGATGGAGTGTATACCTGTAGCATTGTATCCCTTCACATTATTCATCATCCGTAGTGCTCTAGGGTGATATGAGCCTATAAGTTCCCTAACTTCCCTAACGCCGCCCCCGATGTTAAAGCAAGTTATATACCCCAACTCACTTTGTATCTTAGAGAAGTCCACCTTATAATCTCGTTTATCACCTCTATCCATCTCAACAACCTCAGCCTTTGGCATAACAAATAAACTGGTAACTATGTTAGCTATCTCCCGTTTAGTCATGTTGCTCTCCTTTCCACCAACATTGTATATTTTATTTTGCGTATCTATTGGATTAAGTAGAACAGCAAGTATGGCGTAACAGGCATCCTTCACATGAATATTAGGGCGATACGCATTAGGGGAATACACTTCAATCATCTGATTAACGCACGCATCATACGTGAACTGGTTAACCATAAGGTCTAGTCTCATCCTGTACGAACACCCATACAATGTGCTGAACCGTAGAATTGTGTAATCATGATTATTACTGATAATATATTTCTCGGCCTCAACCTTAGTTTCAGCGTATAGTCCCTGTGGATTCAACGGAGTCTCTTCATTTGCGTACCCCTCAGTAACCCCATAGTTGCTGCATGTTGATGAGAAGATGAACTTTACGTTAGCATCCTCAGCTAAGTCACATAGATGCTTCGTGCCCTCAACGTTAACCCTCTTAGCCTCATCAGGGTGCTTCTCACAGAGTGGTTCACCCACCAACGCTGCAAGGTGTATTATAGCATCAAAGTCATTAACATTTGAGATGTCACAAATATCTTTGTCTACAAAGCATATGTTATCATGGTTTAGATGAGGATAGATACCGGCTGAACCATAGTCTAGCCTATCAACCACCGTAACGTTGTGTATAGGTAGAATATAATCTAAGAGTCTAGAACCTAAGAACCCTGCACCAGTTAAAAGAATATTCAATCTCTTTCCCTCTCTCTTCTTCGTCGTATCTCCTTCATCTCCTGACAAAGAATATATTGGCGGTATAACTTTATCCACTTAAGTGCCTCCTCATCCCCGATAAACTCATCAGGATAATCCATGAAGTCTGGGTATTCCATCATATAACCCTCTATCTCCCACCAACCGATATATACTCTACACCTGTATTCTTAAGATGTTCTATTGCCTTCTCAGTGAACTGTCTCCACACATCAAGAACAACTGACCCCTCTGGATATGGATATGATATAGCCCACGGTTCATGTATAGCTACTAGGAAGACGTGCGGTGAACTTGGGTAATATTCTATACCAAGAACAGGATCATGATAATTCACATCAACTCCTAGACTCTCGGCTATATCATAAACCAAGATACTAGCTGAGTCAGTGGTAAGGTTACTGTTACTCTTGAACCGTTTACCTATGATAACCCCAGGTAGTTCAGTTTTAAGCATGAGGTACGCTAACCATCCTGCCTGTAAGTCTCTGCTATCCATGATAAACTTAAAGGCATTAGTGGATAGATTCAGTTGTTTACACAGATAACTTAAAGCCCTATTATCTCTAGGGTGGCACTCGCCTCCATCACCCATGCCCCCTGTTAGATACGTTGAACCTATGATTCTCTTAGTAGCGTACTTGAATGCATTAACTATGGTATCACAGTTAGCGTAAGGTATACTATGGCACATCTCCATGATAGAGTTACCAATAACTATCTTGAACCCTATGATGGTGTTGTATAGGACTTTGGTACATTCGGCTTCTTCCCAAGTCATGCTAAGTATGGGTGGCTGTACTTTCTCATCCCTATAGATACTCTCATAGAACTCCACCATCTTATCATGCACCCACGGATACTCGTTCTCATGATATCCAAGCAGCACAAACTCTGGTTCAAGATAATCTATGACCACAACGCCCATCGCTATGAAGAACGGGTTATACACTATTGGGAGACTTGTAAGTGACGCGAACTCTGTTCTGGTGGTCATGGGGAGAATCGTGCTAATGATAGCGACTATAGGTTTTTTCCTCATAGTCTGTGAGATGATGTTAATATCCGCAAGCACGCTTTTAATATATGCTGTGTTGAAACTAGCATCCTCTTTACTGGGTGTAGGCACAGCTACGAATATTATCTCAGGTTCATCTAACCACATATCCCTAAGAGAAGTGCAGAGATGTAGGTTACCTGAGTCAAGTGCCTTCCTTAATTGTTTATCTAAGTTAGGTTCATAGGAACCTGTGTCCGGCACTCCATCACGGTACTTATCCATCTTCTCCTCATCCTTATCATACGCTAACACCGTATGTCCCTTAATGGCAATAGTTACACTAACTGGTAACCCCAACTTCCCGCATCCTATCATTGCTACATTCATATCTTTCTACCTCTTACTACTAGATGCCAACCTAAACACTTTGGTCCATCAAAGTGTATCTTCCTCTCAGTTAACGTATCGTAAACATTATGATGTATTTCAACTGATACGTCACTAAACTGTGAGAACAACTGTTTTGCTTCCTCCACTGTATATACCCTCGTATATGGGCATCCTCTCTTAGCTTCACTAAACTCAGATAATATCTCTCCCTCAGTCATGGTGGAGAACATGTTCTGTTGTACTCCCCTAAGAAACAGAATAGAGTGGTAATACAACAAACTATCATGATTATACAGCATAGCTATAAACGTGCCTCCACGCTTCAATACTCTATACATCTCTGTAATTGCTTTATCAGCCTCAACGATATGATGAAGCACGCCCATACAGTGAACGTGATCAAAGAACTCGTCACAGAAACTTAGATGCCTAGCATCCTCTACCTGCGTCACTATTTTTACCCCAGCACTCTTAGCGAACTGGTTAGCAACACATAGTGACTCCTCAGATATATCCACAGCGTATACAGTATTCCCGCCTAAAGCATATTCCACGCTGTCTATGCCACATCCACAACCTAAATCTAGGATTGTTTCACCAGAATGATTCTCGAACCCAGCTGTACCCAAGAGATATGTTGCTACCTCATTATACATGAGGTCACGCATCTCTTGGTATTCCCCCCAACCATATAGTCTTCTTTTGTTCCAGTATGTCATCCTCTATCCCTTCTGAAGTTAAAGCAATTAGGCGATATAACATCAAAATCCCGTCCTCCGCTGTACTGCATACGTACAAGATTTGATAGATGCCACCACTTATCTCCACCTAGATGCCATAAGCGATGATCTATCATCTCCATTCTATTATCTGGGCATACTAACATCTCATAACCCAAACTATCTATTATTGGAGGGAAAACTAGACATGGAAACTCCCTCCAATAATCATACTCCTCATTTATCCCGTTAATCTCCTCAAGAACAACTATGGGTATAGCATTATAGAACCACTCCCACACTTCAGGAGTCCACACATCCTCAAGAGGTAACTCCTCAAACTCTCCGTTAAAGTCCTCATTCCATGCAGACCACCCATCAACCTTCTCAGGAGGCTTATAATTCCTCACTCCCCCAACACCAGTACCTAATGTATTAAGGTCATGTATCTCATAGAACTTAGCCCATTTATGTAATCCATCCTTTGGGAACCACATATAATCCTCTATTATAATAGCCACATCACTTTGTCTACTGGTCTTCAATATTCCCGTGTTAACTGCATTCATCTGGTTGAACGGTGTATCCTTGAAACACTTCTCTTTAGACTCACCCCAGAACTTTACGTTTATTCCTGCATCTCTAAACTTGTCACCGTAGTTACGGTTAGGGTAGTCATCCACTACAATTAATTCATAGTCCTCGTATGTCTGCTGAAGCATAGAGTGGTATAACATATCTATGCCTCCCGGTCTATACGTAAAGTAAACTATAGAGAAGAAAGTCATCTCTAGCTACCCCCCTCCTTCCTTGGGTTGTATAAGGAACGTTGGACTCTGTCAAAGTCATTCCAAGAATAATAATGTCCTTCACCTACTTGTTTTCTTCTAGGCAACTCTAAACCATTCAATAGATCCTTTACTATAAATAAGAATAACATCCATAGTGCCTTATGTGATCTCTTAGACAATGTTTCCGCTGTGTCTCTACTAGGAAAGATTGGGACAACCACAGTTCCTATGATATCACCTACATCAAACTCTGGTTCCATATAATGAGCAGTAACTTCCCACCGTGTTTCTTGATTTAGAATAGCCCACGTACATGAAGCCACACCACGATACTGCGGTAGCGGAGCAGCGTGAAAGTTTATACATCCCATCTTTGGGAGAGATAGCAGTGAATCATTTACTCGTTTATCATACAGAACAGATAACAATATGTCTGGGTGGTCCATATCTATCTCTAGGAGAGGATGGTCTATGATGTATTGGTGACACTTCTCTCCAATTACTCCTCCCCCAAGGAAATATATTTTGAGAGGCTTCACAATATTGTTTATTCCATCAGTTTCCATGTCGTTCTCTCTCCATAAGGTTGAAACAGTTTGGGCTAACACTATATATTGCCTGTATCCTCTTATAGCCTTTACTTTCATCTGTACCCCCTATGCTCCACAGAGACTTATCATATAGACTCCATTCACGATGATCAATCATAAATACAGCGTTATCAACGTCTGTGAAGAATGAGAAATTATGTATCCCTACCTGTGTTGGAAAATACATTGTGGGGTATAATCTATAATAGTCAAACCTCTCATCCAACCCATTAATTGTCTCCCACACATGCATAGGAACAGCACAATAATGCCAATCCCATATACCACCCCAAGAACATAGTTTGTGGTACACACCTGGAACCCATAACCCCTTAAACGTACACTTAGAGAAATCACCAGTAAATTCCTCATCCCACACAGTTATGTGCCCTAAGTGTTGAGGTGGTTTGTACTTCCACTCCACACCAACACCAGTCATAAGAATAGATTTATTATTAGCTTCTAACCTTGAACTCCATTTACTTAGAGCATCAGGGAACAACCAAGCATAGTCCTCAACGAGAATTGTTACATCACACTGCTTACTAACTTTAAGGAGTCCAGTGTTAACAGCGTTACATCCACCAAACGGAGTGTCAGGGTAGCATTTAGGTTTACTAGGACCATAATATTTGACTAGTATATCATGTTCCTCAAGATACTTTCTACAGTCTCTACCCTTCAAGTCGTCAACAACAATAAGCTCATAGTCTCTATGTATCTGCTTCTCAAGGCTATTGGCAAGCATGTCTATACCACCTGGACGGTAGGTGAAGTAAATTACTGAAAGGAACATATCATTAATCACGTATTATGTTAAGTTCTTCGCTGTGTTGTCTACGCTTCTCATCATATTCAGCCCTGCTTAAATGGATCTTAGCTGGTACACCGTAGACAACAGTGTTAGGGGGAACGTCCTTTGTAACTAATGCAGCGGCACCTATGACAGCGCCATCACCAACTTTAACGGATGCAAGTATGATTGACCCGTTGCCTATCACTACATCATCACCTACGACACATGGTTCTATTAACTGATGCTTATCAATAGTGGGATAGATGATATCCGTGAAGCACGCCCCACCAGCAATGAATACCCGATTACCTATCTTCACGTTACTATTGATGATAACCTGTGGCTGTATATTACAGTCATCCCCCACCTCAACGTAGTCCCCTATATGAACCCAGTTAGTAATGTGACACCGTTTACCTATCTTACATTTACCAATATAATTCCAAGACCATATATCAGTACCTGCACCTATCTCTGCCTCTGGATGAATATCATTATACTTACCCTTAACATCCATATTTACCAGAACCCCAACCCTAAGTACCCATTATCACGGAATATTATACGAGGTGCCAACGAACAGATTCTATCATACACATCATCATCAATGGTTCTAATATGATCCCACGTTGGAGGCCAGTCACCCTGTTTAATTATAGGGTGCTCATAGTTCGCTATTATCAGTCTACCCTCTGTCTCTGTAAGCATTTCAGCAGCTAAGTTTATTGCAGCATCTCCCTCCTTCTCAGGTATATGTTCAAGAGACTCACAGAATATTATCGTATCTGGTTTATCATCCATCTCCCGTATCTTAGATAACCCCTCATATGCACCAGCATTAATCAGCGTCCCCTTAGAACCAATACTCCAATGATTCAATGTATCGAAAAATATGTCACTCGCCTGTAGAGCAGGTTCTATTGATATACACCTAATATCATCATTCAGGAACGCTGCTGATAATTCCCCTCTACCTGACCCCACATCAACTACAAGTTTTGGGGTTCTACGTTGAAACATTTTGATGGGTTCCACCTGCTTAACATATGAGTACCCCATACCGTATGCATATCTAATAAGATTCACATCGTAACAGCCATACGCTCCACATATAGCAGATATCTGGTCTATCCTAAGCAACCTTTGATGGAATAAAGCTCTACTAAAGTCCACATCAAACCCATCTTCCCCACCATAGAAATATCCCATAGTGTATTTAGATAATCGTTCCTCTTCAGTCAACTGTTATCACTCCCAATCTGCCCTACCGTGCTTATACCCATGAAGCATGGCTTCAACGTAGAGATACTGCATTAAATCAGATAGTTCATCCGGCAATTCTTCACCAGCAGCCTTAGCTGTTAACTTCATAATATTCTCAGTGTACTTCCAATGAGCTACAGCCTTATCTCTTATACTCAACGTTAAGCCTCCAAATACTCCTTATACGTACTAGGTATTTTAGTCTTTTGCGGTGTCTCAAATGTAGTTGGCTTCGTTGCCTCTACAAACAGTGAATGTTTGGGGAACAACTCGGTGGTTTCATTAACAAATATATCGTGGTTGGACTGTTTGTATCCCATAAACATTATGTTTGTGAAGCCGGTGTTATCTAATACGTCCTTCAGCTTTACCATATCATACATAGTTTTATGTCCAGAGGTTAACAGAGTCCAGAACCTATCAACAGAATATTTCGCGTTCTTCACTTCATCGCTTTCATCTGATAGAGAGGACATGCCGTTCTCTGCATATAACCTAGCTAACTTCTGAGGATCAGGTACACTAAGCCGCATAACACCACTAGGTTTAAGGATACGATAACAATCCTTCAAGAAGCCTTTACCCTCTTCATCGGTTAAGTGTTCAAGGAGATGATGATGAGTTATATACGCTACAGAGTTATCCTCCCAAGGCAACCTATTCCTCACATCTAACTCCATGAACCTATGCCCCTTAGACTCCACATAGTCTTTGATGTCACCACGTATATCAGCGTTAATCCAGTCATGCCCAAACGTCACAGTGAAGCTACCGAAGTTAATCTTAGGACCAGATATATCTGAACAATCTGAACGATCCGAACCATCCGAACCTTTTACCAGAGGGTGGCTGAAGTATGCTGTGTTTCTACCTGTCTGTTCTACTGTGAACCCTAATCCAGCTAGAGCACTAACAATATCATGTGAACATTGATATTCATTCTCCATCCTATGGAACTCGATGTCTATTGACCCTATTCTATCTAATACTCCTCCTCTGTTAACCAAGTCCTTAATAATTATATTCTCTTCTCCTTGAATATCCATTTTGATGTGGTCTATATATGGTTCATTAATAATGGTAAATAGTTCGTCCATAGTTATACAGTTAACTTCCATCTGTTTATCATATTCATCTGGGTATAAGTTAACCTGATCCTTAACTAAAGTGTTAGACCCGTGATTGTAGTTATGAACCCACATATTCTTAGGTCCACTAATATTACTGATTGCGTATGGTAACACGGTGATATCCATATTGTTTTCATCTATGTTCTTTCTCAGTAACTCTAAGTTACCGGGATGCGGTTCAACGGCATACATCTTTAAATCAGGACGTTTATGCTTTACCTTAATAGCGTATACCCCAATATGTGCTCCTATGTCAATAACTACAGCGCCCGTGGGGAGATTGAAGACATTCTTTGAGTATCCCTCTCTGTCATATAAATCCCTGATTATGGATAAGTCCGGTGTCTCCCCCCCAACCCTTCCACGGTAGAATAGTTTAACACCATCAAAGTCGCCAGACTCTATTTTATCCTCACCCCACTTATATGCCTTCACTATCATATCCCAGAAGTCTGTGGCTGGATGATCATATACCTCAACTTTCTGGAACCCTGCTTCATATAACAAGTCCTTTATGAACTTAGGACCAAACAATACTTTATGTTCATTATATGGAACACCCGTTCCACCGAACACGGTGGATGAGTCATCAAGTGTGATCCTACCTGCCTTAACCACCTTCTCTATCTGTTCAAACGTGTTTGGTACAATGAATAACGCTATGCCGTTATCATTAAGAATGTTATAGCATGATTTGAAGAATGTCTTAATCTTAGTCCAAGATATGTGTTCAGCAACATAACTAGCATATATAGCATCCCATTTACCTATATCACTGAAGTCTTCCTCTAGATTCCTGACAATGTCAACAGTAGGTAATGCGCGAATATCTATGTTTGGATGGAAGACTGGTTTATCTCCACCACCAAGCTCTACTATGTTGATTGGTAGAGAGAACGGTTCTACTGGTACTGGTAGCATCTGGTTTTCACCAGTAATTGATTTCCATACATCTTTAGGTGGCTTAGTATCAACACTATAGTTTGGTGTATGAGTAATAGGATTCTCTGTTTCCAATTCCTTGAACCACGGTTGGTTCTTTAACGTACCTAAACTCATTATTCTTCCTCCATTAAATCATCAACACATTCCCCGTTTATCCACATTCCTGTTTCGCTAGCATATGCTTCCCCATCATATGTATGAATTATCGTACCATCATCCAAAATTATTTTCACCTCATCCTGACCCATATATGGATTATATTTACTCATATCGTTTCCCTGAATGTCCTTTCCACTATAAAAATTGTAGTATGACATGTTAAAAACATATGCATCAACTATCTTTTTACCTATTAAAACATTTAACGTTCTATTTCTTTTTTCAATAGAATCTGATTTTTCCAACATTATATCACCTCCATATAAGCCTGTTTGTACAGTTCCTCTATTTTATCCCACGTATAATCTGATGCAGTAACAACAGCATTATTAGACATAATGTACAAGTCTGAACCTTGGTCTTTGAGATGTCGCAAAGCATCAGCTATTGCTTTAGGGTTACGAGGAGGAATAATTATACCGTCCTTCTCATCATTAACAATCATGCTTGAACCAGCACCAGTAGTAACCACAGGCACTCTACCATGAGCCATACCCTCTAACGTCAACAGACCAAAACCCTCACTTACACTAGGTACACACACCGCACTTACCTTCTCAAAGAACTCATAAGGAGTATTAACCCATCCCATCAACTCTATGTTCGATGTTGGGGCAAACTCACGTATCCAAGGAGTAAGAGACTCACAGCATGGACCAGCAAACACCAGTTTAGTATCCTTCCACCCAAGACTCTCCCACGCTAATAATAGATACAGTAACCCCTTATCAGGCCCAAAGGCACCCATATATCCAACGGTGAACTCCTCTGGAAGATCCGGTATCCGTGTAGGAAGGTCTACTCCATGAGGTATAACGTTTACCTGTTTAGGCTTAATGTGTTCAACTATCCACTCTTTACTATGCTCTGATGGGGTAAACACAACATCAGCCCTTACAGCGTGTTTAAGTAGAAGATGATGAAGATATTGATCAGTGTTATGAACGAAGGGATACGGTTGCTGATACATGCGTTCATGCTCCTGTATGCTAGTATCCAAGTGGTGAGCAACTATGTTAACAACATATTTCTCAGGCTTCACCTTCTCCAATATAGCTAACCCAGGACTACAACTTAAATGGGCAAAGTCAACTTCACCTTTAATCTTCTGAGCAATAAAATAATCTGCTAAGAAAGGGTTGAACCCATAATATTTTAACACCTCTAAATCTTTTGCCGATAAAACTTGCTGAAGGTCACTTATTTCTCCCAATGCTTGTATTTCGTGTATGCATACCTTCCCAGCACCAGTGTCATTGGTAAGGTGGTCAAACGTTACATAAATGGATTTAACCATATAATCACAATTACAGTGTAGACCATAAGTATTTATCGTTATCGGTTAGATGTTAAGTGTTCTAAACTTACCATCTGTACCAACTACTAGAGTTCCTAAGTGAGATAACTTTATGTCTGCGAAACACCAAATCTCATACCCCAGCATTCTAGCTCTTGTAAGCATATAGAAGTCCTCCGATATCTCCCCACTTATATCCCAGTGAAACGGAGTCTTAACTGATAGAAAGTTCTTGTTACCAGGGTAACCCCCTTTAAAGTTATCTAGTATATCACATTCTTTAACATACTCCCCATATACAGCATCAATAACCTCTTTAGTCATCATACACCAACCCATACCTGCCACATCCACTTGGAACCAGTTACCAGTCCAGTTATCAACGTGGATGTACCCAGACTTCCATATAATCTCACCATCACATTTCTCATCAGGACACTTACCATCAGTTACACCATCAAATGCTTTACTACATTTATTACATACAAACCCATCCCGATGTATCCATATAGCCCACCCGAACCCATGTTGCTGTTTAGCACGATACAGTCCAGTAACTATAGGCTTCTGCTGACACAACCCATACATAGTCTTTAACGCTTCATTAGGGTCTATAGGGTTCTCTGGAACCATATCACTGTCCATCCATAGAAGGTAGTCACAGTCACTCTGAGATGCCTTCTCCAATAGCAGGTTCCTAGCAAGAGGAAGAGATGGTGCCCGGCTCATGAAGAACTGTTTATCACACCAGTCAAGACCAATAGCTTTAAGAGGACTCCACATACTTTCAACGAACTCAGTGGATAGATTACCAGTGTGAGGCATCAATATACCTATTTTAACATTAGCACCAGATAGTGGGAGTACAACTGTCTGACTATCAGGGGCATCATTTGGAACAAGATTCCACGCCATATTACCACCTAAACACATAGGGGTAAAATACCTATAAAGATATAAAGGTAGTGATTAAAGGCTACTTATAAATATTTTATCAAGTTATCCTAGTGTTGAGTGTACCATACCTAGTTCCCCACCGCATCTATATTAATCAAGTTGAAACGTATTTTTAAACACTGCCCTACTTCTCAGTTTCCCACCGCGTGTGCTAGAATCAAAAAATGGTTGAGGAGAAGGTGCCTCTTCTTCCTCCGCTGACTCGGGACCGATGTAGGCGTCAGCCACAACCACGCAATCTATGTAAAGAGTTGCGGAGGAACTGCCGCCATAATGGTACATCCCTACTCTAAGGATGTCCATGCTTACCGCCCCAGTACCTACTTCTGTACCTTGGCTTACTCCGTCAACCCACCATTCTTGACTTCCTGATGCAAGATTCTTCGTTTCAACACAGTACCATGTATTTACTGCAACTTGAGAACCATTATCAGTGGATCCATAATAATTGTTTCGTGCTTGGAAATATGCGGCACCGCCAGACTCAATAATCTTGATTTCTACGCCTCCAAGCCCACTGGAGGCCAGGCACATCATAATTATAGATTCATAAGTTTCACCTGATTCTGGAAGTCTATTCACTTGTACATAAGCTCTAACATAAAATGTAGACCCAGATGAAACCGATTTAAAAGCCCGCGCGTAATACCCACCCTGAGTAAGCGCACAACTCATAGCATAAGAACCAGTATGCTTTACACTTGACTGAACGGTAGGTTGCCCGCCTTCATTTGACGCTGTGCTATCCCATGCCGTGAAGTCACCTGACTCAAAACCGTCACTGAATATCACGGTGAAATATTCTGCTAGTGCCTCACGTTCATCTGGCTTCAACGTGGGGAAAACGTATTTATGGACAGCATCTTCAAACGCCTTTTTATCCTTTCCCCATCTCGGTGGTATCCTGAGTTTCTCTTTAGACTCAGTGAACTGATAGCCACAGTGAGGGCATAAACCTGAGTTAAGCTGTTTCTCATCAATGGTTTGACTACAGTGTGGGCATAAATACTCCCACATGGGAAGCCGTTTTAATGCGTATTGCCTTGCCTCGTTGTAGTTATTTAGTTTCACTCGTTTTCCACCAATCAACAGATATCGACTCGACGCTCATACAGAGCGCCGCGTCATGTATAGCGACATAGAGTTCTATCTTGCTCCCACAGCACGGCATCACGAGGGCGACCCTCTGGTTGAAGTCCACCACCTTTGACACGATGCTGACGGGTATTGTGGTCTTGGTCACGTATGTGGGTGACTTGGCATCCAGCTTCCCGTCCGTGTATGTCCTGCACTTGGGGCATATCAGATTCGGCCTGAACTCGACGCTGCCGTCGGGGTTCATCTTGAAGTCAACCATATTAAAATAAAGTTTGTTGTAACTCATCTTAAACCCTTCAGGGTTTGCGTGGTATTCATTAGAGAACACCATCAAACGTGATGGTTGCGAACCCACTGATGGTGCTCATAACATAGATGGCGTCGAAGTTGGCTACATCATAGTTCTTTCCTTCCCCTGCTTCAAGGGCGAACCCATACCCAGAATAGGGGCGGTATATACCACTACCACCCACATAGATGATGCCTGAGTTGTAACTCATCGCCTTCACAGTGACGCTTCTAGTTGCCCCACTTGCGAGCACACCCCCGCCCGAGTTATCGTCAAGAACCTTAATAGCTCCTGTTTTAATTATGGTGGGAACCTGTATGTCAACTGTTTCTCCGCTTACTTTCACCACCTGTGTTACGGGGAGTTGAACTACTTGTCCAGAAGTAATACTAATCGTGTCACCGCTTATCTTCACTATCTGTGTGGCTGGTAAGAATACTCCTTGCCCGGACACATCAACAGAGAACGTACCTGATAGTATGTGTGTTTCAAGCCATTGTCCTGAAACATTTGCAGTTAAAGCCCCTACAACACCTAACCCTGAGAGTAATTCTCTATGTATGATAACACCGGATTGAGTAACAACTGCTTCTCCACTGATTTTAACTATCTGTGTGTCAGGTAATCGTACTATGGTGCTTGACTGAAGCTGAAGTGTCTGTCCACTAATCTGTGAGATAACGGTTGTACCAGACTGTAATTGTATTGTCTCTCCACTTATACGAACCAGTATTATCCCTGACTGTACCGTTATGTCACCAACAACAGTAACCACTGAAGACACAACTTGTACTAGTTTAGGAACCCCAATATACCTTGAATCTGAATATGCCATGTCTAAGTCCTCCGCTTACCTCCGACAATAACAGTTATTACCCCACTCTTATCAGTCACCTGGTTCTTAACACCCACACTAACACTATCATGTGTGTCACCTATCAAAAGGTAGTGCGATTGACCTGACTGTATATTCGTACCAGTCTGAAGAGTGTATGATATTGAAGGAATAGATCCCTCAACCGGCCCCTCCGTGAATGGATGTCCCCGAACAATATAGGTTAACCCCTGAGTATCAGTTTCCACCGAAACCACTTTAACGGTGATAGCAGTCTCAGCGTACCCTCTAGTCACAACTCTACGATACTCATAGGTATTAGTTGCCCCATACCCTGAAAAGATAGCCTCAGTCTTCCCACCCGCCATCTTACCCACCAATCACAAACTTTAACAATAATGCAGTTAACACTGGACTTATAACGGTGGCAATAAACGTTAGTACCTTCAACCATACGTTTATAGTGTTAACATCAGCCACCAACCCATCTCTACCATCAGCGCCCCACATAGCGATGTTCATGGTCTTAGAGAAGGCATCAAAATCTTCCTTCTTAGCATATCTAGTAAAACTAGGGTTATCCACCACCCCCAATCCCTCGTTTATTCCATCATCGACCATTTGATATTCCTCTCTTCTACTTTATGGTGCTTTAAGAAACAGGCGCACCATACGCCTCTAAGGGAACGATTGTTCTGCTATTATATGATGCTACGCTAGTCCCCTAGCACGCCAATATACATACTGGCTTGACAGGGAACGCATAATACCGAAGTTGCCACTTGACGTATCTAATGCAGGATACGACGTAGGATGTATGATAGCTGGAGTTGTTCCACTCTCTATACCCCATACCTGTATATCGTTAACCTGTCTTAGACCTGTTTTAAAGTATACTAGAATTAGGCTGCTGGTGAACGTTAGAGTCCCATAGTTTATTCTATGGTCCCCCTCTGTTACTCTACCAGTGATGACGTTGGTTGTCATGATAGCAGACTCCTACTTAATATCCGTAACTTTGCCTTGTGCAACGAAGTTATAGCATCGAAGTTCTCCGATGGTCTGGACGTAGCCCTCCCAAGTGAGTCTGTCGCCTGTGAGCATATCTACCCCTAGATCGGTTTCTACGTACATTGTTGGTCTAAGCACAGCGAACCGTATAAAGTCCACGTCAGCGATCATAATGGGCGCTATTTCACTAGTCCTAGCTGATGCTCTTGACGAGTCATAGTCTTGGCATGGGATTATAGGTACTCCATGGAACGTAGCTACGTTAAACCCAGCTTCAACCCCCGGTGTTACACCAGAGGCTCCATTATATCTAGGTATAAACTGGGCTACCTCCATTACGTTGAAGCTACGCATAGCTTCAAGCAGTGATGCCCACACTCTCTCTGTGTTGTATCCGCTGAATATTGCTTTAGGTCTTCCACCAGCCTTAGTGACGCTTGCCCACACTCCGTCTATGAGTGTAAGGGTTAAGTCACGTAGATGGCTGGCTGCGCTTCCTGAGCTTGTTACCTGCGCGTCGTAGGCTGCACCAGTACGGGTGTAACCATAGATATCTGGGTCAGTAGCCGTACCACAGTGTGCTGTCTCTGCTGAACTTGATGCAATTCTGTCCAGTGACTCGAAGCCCGTGCTTGCTACTGTGTCTACATCCTGTACGAAGTATGCGCTTATAGCGCGTGCATGGTTGTTAGCTAGAGTCTGTCTAAGCTCAGCCATAGCAACGGTGTCATCTATTCCATCTAGCAGAGTAGCTATTTGCGTGCCTCCGATGCTGTGACCAACCTGTTTAGCAGACGCACTTAGATAAGCCCACGTAGGGGTCAGTGTATCAGGTATAGCGGTATAGGTGCTGTATGATCCCTCAGCTAATCCACCACTGGGGAACGTGTGACCGGCGGCTGTCATCATACGCCAACCAGTCTTACCCCACGGTTCCTTCGGGATAGCTACAGCTGCATTCTTCTCGTAGTTGATCTGACTCCATATCTTGCCTCCGTATATCTTGTTCCAGTACGCTGTGGTACTGGTGTACACGGATGCATCAGCCTTCTGTATACTGTCAGCGTTTAAGTCTCCATAATAGAACTGTTCCATCTCTTCAATGCTTTTAAACATAGGTGTTTTCATTTTCTTAATTCCTCCTTGTGTCCGGAGCTAAATCTCCTAACTGTTCCCACGTTGTCCGATGTAAGTCTAGTAAGTTAAACCCCTGCTTCTCAGCGGGTTTAGGAGGCACTTTACCCCTGGTCTCGATGACGGGAGTTGGTACATCTGGAACAGGTACAGCCGGTATTGCAGCTGGCTGTTCAATTGGTACAGCAGGAATCTCAGGGACTGGCTTTGCAGCCGCCATTGTTAACTCCTGTAGCTTTGCCTCTAACTCAGCTATCTTACCCATAGCATCCTCTAATGTAACTGTAGGTACAGCCGGTGTCTCCGCTGGTATAGCGGCAACAACGGGTACTTCAGGTACAGGTTGAGGAACTGGTTCGGGCGTGGGTTGTCCAAGAGGGATTGCTCCCTCAATGGGTGTTTCAGGATTCACCTCTTTCTTCAAGTTGTCTCCCTCTCTAATTATCGGCTCATCCTTCTTAGGAGGTAATGCGAAGCCACCAACATTACTCTCAGCAGGAACTCCCTTCTCTAATGAGAATGGGCGTAACAATGATAGGTCGAACAACGGGATATACTCTTTACCGTCCTTCGCCTCTGTGTCTACGAACGTGGTATCCGTGTTAAATATGTCTAAACCCTCCACATTAAACTTGGCTAAGACATGATACTTACCGCATGAACACGGTGTCTTACTAATCCTGACAAAGTCCTCCATAAGAACATTGTCTGGGAATGCGTTGGTAACCTTACTTACCTCTGATAACTCTCCTTTCAGCAAACCAAACACCGACCACTCATTAGCTGGTTTAGGGATAACAGATGTCTCATGTAGTTCAAAGTGCTCTAACACATTATAGCAGGTTCCATCCTTACACTCCCTTCTAGGAGTCTGAAGGCGTATACCACCTATACTGAATCCACGTACCTTCTCCTTGAGAACATCGTTCCACACACGGTTAGCTATGACAGTGTCATCACGTATCTGAGCAACCAGATATAGCCCATATTCATCCATACCTGACTTATGTGGCTTGCCTGCACTGTCTATAACTTCCTCGAACAACACCTTCCCTATAGGTGTGCTTGTGTGACCTACTTGAATCATACAATACTCTGGATGCTTACGCCAATCACTCCACGCTGTATCAAGCCCCGCGCGAGTGATCATCTCCCCCTGCTTATCAACAACATCAGGTACATTAGCGTAACCAGCTATAATTCGCCTCTCAACACCATCAGACAGGTCAAGCTTAGCTAAACTACCATTAAGCACCCAAGTACCTGTATGAATAGCACTACCTAGAAGACTATCTGCGTGAGAGGGCATAATAATAGTAATACAACACTATCAATCTAATAAACATAAAGCCAATTAAAACAATACCGTAATGGTGTATGTGATTGATTATACCGTATAGATTTATATATCTTTCCGTTGTACGTAGTACCATGTTGTCTCAGAGGGAACTTATACATGAAACTGATTTCCAAACATTGATTATTTTAGATGCTTGCCGCTTCGACTATTTTAAGAAGCAATGTAAGATACCGGGTAAGTTACGTAAGGTTGACTCACATTCTAGGCATACGTATGAATGGCTGGAATATACATTCCCAGATAAGTATCCGTGGGATTACATTACTGCTCACCCATACATAATTAACAGATATGTACCTGGGAGATTCGATGGATCGCAGCACTTCAATAAGGTTCATCCCCTATTCTTCTATTTATGGAATAATGAGTTAGGAACAGTTCACCCAGACTCTGTTAGTAAATATGTCTCAGTAGCATCATACGATAAAGCCATAGTACACTATATTCAACCTCATGGGCCATGGATAGGTAAGACCAAGTTCCTCAACCCATGGACTCTTGAACAACACGCTAAACATGGTGTTATGGCTGACTTCATAGCAACCCAGACTAAACCTGAACCAATGTGGTTCCGTAGATGCTATAAGGATAACCTTGACTTAGTGTTAAATAGCATAAATAAGCATCGTAAACTGTTTAAAGGGAACATAGTTATCACAGCTGACCACGGTGAGATGCTTGGAGAGAAGGGGTTATATCTACATAAGGTAAACTTCCCAGAGTGGGCTAATAAAATATTAAGAGAAGTTCCGTGGTTTGAAGTTGAGTGAAATGGATAAATTTAAACAATACTATAATGACAGATGGTATAGACTGACTGTTGGAGGTATGTGGATAGAGATAGGTGAGTTGCAGTTCAAGTATATGGTTAACCAAGGATTACAGCAACATCATAAGTTACTTGATGTTGGGTGTGGTTCTCTACGAGGCGGTATACACTTTATTAATTATTTACACGAAGGCAACTATTATGGTATGGATGCTGATGATGACTTGGTGGATTGTGCTCATAGAGAGATAAAGGAATGTGGGTTAACTGGTAAGAACCCAACCATAGTTAGACGCAGTAACTTTGATTTCACCGTGTACGACACAGAGTTTGACTATGCCTTGGCTGTATCAGTGTTTACACACCTCAACCTTAATGACATCATCAAATGTTTGATACGTATGGAGAAAGCATTAAAATGTGGGGGGGTGTTCTACGCTACATTCTTTGAGGCTGAAAGTAAACGTGATATAGGTAAACTTGCTCAAGTTAGTGAAAATAGAGTGGTTATAACGAGTCAAGGATCAGATCCATATCACTACCCGTTTGATGTGTTTGAGTGGATATGTAAAGACACTGAACTAAAGGTGGAGTATATTGGAGATTGGGGGCACCCTCGCAATCAGAAGATGCTTAAGTTCACTAGACTATAGATTATGTGTATCCCTACATCTATACACAATAGATGTATTATCCAAATCAGATTGTATGAAATATTCTGGTCTGAAACAACTGTGTCTTATACCATCTATTTCACAGGTGCATGAATACCAACGTCTAGTATCCGATGTCATCTCAAGCACCCTCTTCTCCACTCTGATGCTCTGAATATATCATCGAATGTACCACAGTCGAACCACTCACCATTGTATTCATATGTCATAGGATACAGTTTGTTAAGTGCATCAGTTATCTCGTATTCTCCCCTACCAGACGGTGATAGCTCATCATACACTTTGAAGAACTCTGGTTGTAAAAAGTATGCTCCAAGAACAGCATAGTTAGATGGAGGAGTAAGAGACTTCTCATAGAATCCTCTTGCATCTACCCCCCAAGTCATCTTTTCAATTGACGCTACACCATATGATGAACAGTTATCTATCTGCTTAAGTACAACCATATTTTCCTTGTTATTACTTTTAAACCGTGTCATAGCACCCACTAAACCATTAGCAAATATGTTGTCGCCAAGTATAACTATGAAAGCCTCATCCTTCAGGTACTCCTTAGATGAGTTTATTGCGTATGCTATCCCCTTAGCTTCTCCGTGGTAATGATACGTTATGTTTACACCTAACTCTTTACCGCTTCCAAGTAAGTCATAGAACCTCTCTCCATCATGATCGCCTAACGTGATAATTATGTCTGTAACCCCTATGTCTTTCATGGTTGATATAGCATAGAATATCATTGGACGATCATATATCATGAGAAGATGCTTGTTAACCACTTTGGTTGTAGGATGTAAACGAGTGGCGTGACCACCAGCTAATATTAATCCTTTCACCGTGATACAAGTCCCCAATCAGTGTTTAACACCCATTCAGCAGTCTTACGTAGTCCTTGCTGTAACGTGTGTTCAGGAGTCCATCCTAATAGATTCTCAGCTTTGGATGCATCACCTAACAGGTTGTAGACATGCCCTAGTCTATCATCTACGTGATCCACTGTCACAGTCTTACTCTTATCCTCGTACCCTAACTCACCCATAACCTGCTTGATGTTATCCACAAGTTCAATAACCGAATAATTAACACCAGTAGCAAGGTTAACAACATCGCCCGGAGGTAGTTTCTCAAGAGCCATCCAAATGCCTCTGACAGTGTCCTGAACAAATACCCAGTCCCTTCTAGCAAGCCCTTCACCGTATACAGGGATATGTTCACCCTTCATTATACGTGTTATCGTTTTAGGTATCATCTTCTCTAACTGTTGGTAGGGACCATACTGATTGAATGGACGCACTACCGAGGCATCTAACTCATATGTTTGCCACCATGAGTATACTGCTCTGTCTTGGCATACTTTAGTCCAAGCATACGGGCTATGAGGGCAAAGTGGATGCCACTCATCCATCGGGGGGGCATCCACGTTCTTTATATCCATAATTTTCCTAAGTTTGTCTTTATCTTTAATATTTGTGGCTACTAGTTTTGGTACATATTTATTTGTTCCATATACCTCTGAACTGCTAATCTGAATGAGTCTAGTATCATACTTACGACACGCCTCAAGCACATTAACCACCAACCCCAGATTGTTCTCATAGAACCTTCTAGGGTCTTTAATGCTAGTATCTATATGTGTATTGCTGGCAAAGTTGATAATAGCATCAGGTTCAAAGTTACTCCACGCTCTATCAACATCTTCCCACCTAGTTAGGTCTTGCCCATATCTACGGTCAAATAATCTAATTAAGGGTTGTTCCTCCAACGTTGTAAGATATTGGAAGAAATTGCTAGGAATGAAGCCTGCTCCACCAGTAATTAGAATACGGTTATATTTCATACCGAGTATGTAAGACTGAATCCACTATTTAATCTTATCTAAGTCTACGTATTGAAGCAATGCCTCATTAAACCCCTTATCATAATCATCGTGCACATACACACCATCATCATACATCTTGCTACGCCTATCCTTCATAATATCAGTTGGTTCCACACCAATCAATACCTTATCATCTGATATAGGTTTAATATACATGTCATACCCCCAATGCTTAACAACTAAACCAAAGTCTGCTATGAACCTGTATCCTAACTCACGGGCTTTAAGGCAGAACGTAGTATCATCAGTCATGGAGGTTCCGAATGCTGTGAAGAACGGTACATCGTTTAACACCTTACGTTTTACTAGGAATGCCCCCATAGAGACACAGTCAACCCATATATATTTACCAAGCATCTCTCTTGGGATAACCCCCTCTAACCCTGTTTTGTTAATAGAGTAGTGATGCATCTTCCTATCATGTATGAAGAATGCTGTGAACCCTACGTGTCCTTCTGGTTCATACTGGTTCTTCTGGTAGAATATATATACACCAGCAGCCCCATCAGCGCCATGCTGTAACGCCCACATAAGACGCTTAATAGATACAGGTGGATTAAAGTTATCGTGGTCGTTGAAGAACACATATTCATCCGGTTTACTCCACTTTGTCAATAGGTTGCGGCACATAACTACATTACGGACATGAGGAAGCTCTCCTCCTAGAAACTGTTTAACTCTCTTAACCTTTATTCTACGATATATGCCTTCATAATGCTTCTTAAACTTCATCATCCTATCATATGTCCCATCATCCCCCTGAACAGTAAACATGAGGCTAGTCAACTCTGTAGGCCAATCATACATGACTACATGCATAAGATACTTCTCTAGGAACGGCATCGAATTATATAGAGGACAGCATACGGTTACTGGAACATAATCCATTTGCGATGTCGCAATAGGCTCAACGTATTTGCTTCTAATATAATCTATAGTAGCAATACTCATAAAAATAAATGGGAAATATGGGGTTAAAAGTGTTCCTATGACAGCCTTCTACGTCTGCCTCGAACACGAATGCCACCAGTAGCGTACATACGCATAGCGGAACTAGGGGGCACATAGCCTACGCCACCATGTGTGTGTTGCCATATGTTTAACTCCATAGAGTAGTGGCGTAGAACTACCATTCTACACAGTCCCCAAGTACGTTAAGTCACCATACCCAGATATCTCAGCGAATCCGAACACTTCTCCTGCCTGATCAGTCGCTATATCTACGTATTCATCCTTTAGAAGAGCATAACCATATCCACTGTATGGGCGTTGACTTAGAGCACCTGTACCCGCACCAACATATATATCCCCACTATTAAAGTGTCCAGCTTTCACACGTACACTACGCACAGCAGCACTTGTAAGACCAAGCCCACCTGATGCACTTGTTAGTGCTTTACGTGCTCCTATCGCTACTCCTGGGACAGCTGATGGTCTTATCTGTACAGGCAGTGCCTGTGTTAAGTCCACAACCATGCCTGAACCAAAAGCTATGGGAGTAACTTCCATGTAGATGCTCCCGCTACCAAGGTTCAGAGTCAGAGTTCTTATCTTCTTACCAGAGTTATCTGGCGGTATTTGTACATATCCTTCACTCATCGTATCACCTAAACCATTCTTCCTTGGACAGAAACATCGGCATCAAGCATGTCGGTGCCAACTTTCCATCGTATAGTTAACGGGGCTTTATGTCCTGAGAACAGTTCTTTAGGACCATCTATCTCCAACCCATCTACACTACTCTTCCACGCTATATCTGCTATAGAGCGCATAGAAGCGTTTTCAACGTACAGTTCCATCTCCCCATCCTCATCTGGGTAGACACGCCCAAAGTCTATTGAGTTAACCTCTCTACCCATCGAATCATAGAACCTGTACTTATCTGGTTGAAGTATGGACATCGTATTACTCCGTTACTTGAAATAGTAAAGACTCCATCATCCTAATAAATTAGGTTGTTTTCTATTTATTCTTCTTCTTAGAGTCACGCCATGTGCTGCCACATATAGCTATTATCTGTGACTGCTCCTTATCAGAGTCATGCCGTGATAGGGTTGATATACATCTACCCATAAATGCGTCCTTCTCCTCATCCTTACCAGGGGAAGGTATGGGCTTCTGTATGGCTGAAACATAGTATTCTTCCCAATCAGATTCTCTAGTCTTCTTATCTATCTTAAGGTCAGATGCGAAATCAACGAAGTGCCCCCTATTACCAAGAACATCCATAATCTCTAGGTATCTGCTAAACTGTTTGTCTGTTCCATCTGTTTCATATGCGCTCTTAAGTAACTCTAACTCGTAGAATAGTTTAAGGTTGCCTCTATCAGTGTCAGGGTATCCGCTTGGAGAAGCATTAAAGTTTATTCTGTTCATCTACTTTCTGGACCTCCTGTTGATTACATCTATCATATCCTGTATAGAATCAGTCTTATTTATGTTCTTAATTGGGTCAGGCACGTTAGCCCGTAGCTCTTTATCTGTTAACACATCATGATATGAGTCACGCGGAGCACCGGCACCACACTTCTTACAGTATAGGAATGGCACACCCATGACTACCTTATTTGTCCACTGGTGTTTACCTGCCATACACGCTAGAGGCTTATTATATTTACGTGGGTGAAATACTAGCCTACCAGGAGGGGTGGGAGGGTGTCCACCATCCTTTATATCCAACATTTCTCTAGCCCTTATAGTCTGTTTGCGTTGTTTCTTCTGGACATCCGTATATGTTCCCATTATGCTTCACTCTCCGGTTCTGATACAGGTATACCTGCTGCTGACCCCCCCGGCATTGTACGTCTAGGTGGACCATCCTTATCTTGCGGCACTTTACCAGCTGTCTCTCTGCTGTTAGGTAGTAATGGACCTGTTGAACGTGTAGACATCGTGTAACTCATAGCGTCTGGCTGCATCTCTATTTCAAATCCAGCTGTTAATGCTAGAGAGGCAGCCATTATGTTTTGGTGCTTTATCTGTGCTTCACGTAACTGGTCTTTACTCTCTAGTTTACCGAAGTTCCACACCCAATCAGTTATTCCTAGTATTGGTATTAACTTGTTGTTAAAAGCATCCTCAAAGTTCTTCATAGTAGATCTTGTAGTGGAGTTGGGAACCATGTATGTGATGGCTAACGTCCTTCCCCCATCCCCCGTCTGTCTCTGGGACTGAGTGAATGTAGGTATCACCCCAAACAGTCCACATACCTTCTCCACGTATAGGGAATAGTAGTCTATTGACTGTAGGTTACTCAACGACTCCATTAGTGCTAGACGCTTAGGTTCTTTCCCACTCTGTACCCCTATCATAGCTGTAAGTATCTGTAATGTTGGAGAGTTTTCACCTGTGATAACGTCACGATACACACGTTTCTTCAACTGGTTATCTAGCTTCTGTTTAAGTTCCTGTACCTCTTCATCATCAGTATCTGGGAATACTACTAGGCTACCTATGTCTCCCTGAGAGTATACCTGAAGATTGTATGAGTCCATAAAGTCTATGATGAATAAGTGCTTAATACCAGATACTACTCTGCTGAGTCCAAACCACTCTGGGTCTATAGAGTTAGGGGTATCACGTACAATCTCATCTTTAGTCCATCTAGCAACAACATTACCATGTAGTTTCTGAACGTAGTGTGTGGGCTTAAGTTCTCCACCACATACCTTACATGGAGGAATAGCTATACCCCTATCTGTAAACTCACGTATATCTATAACTGGATCTCGTCCCTCATCCTTCAGACGTTGTTCATAGCATAGAGGGCAGAAGTATTCATGGTTACCAAGGTTACCATATGGATCAACTATTGGACTTACAGTTGATGTGTCAAGCACCCGTATCTCTAATCCCGGCTTCTGAGAGTATTTCCGTGTCATAGGGTCATATGTTTTAAGTTGCGCTATCTCCCAGTGGAACTCATCTAAAGCTAATCCATAGTGTAGGGTGCTACGTACAAACGTATCCCAGTCCTTATCTGGGCTAGGTTCTTTAACTAATTCTGTAAGCCTCTTATACTGATCTATGTCAGGGTAATCGAAGTCCTTGCTTTTACAGTCAGAGACATCGCACTCCTCTACATCCTTGGTTTGGTACTCTTTACCACAGTTCTTGCACCGCTTCTCGAATCTAGGTGTAACTTCTCCACCAGCATTCATAATCTCCTCAATGCGTATTCTAAGTATAGTACGTAGAAGCCAATGATTCTTAGACATAGTAAGAAGCTCATCAGCTTTATATGTACGCATCCTAACAATTGGTTCAACCTTATCAGAGAAGTCTGGAATCTGTTGTCTAGTCTTCTTAAGTCTCTCTGTCTCTTTATTAGCCCATGATTTTACTCTACCAAAAGCCCATCTTTCAAGCCATGGCATAGAGCTTTTAGGCGATGACATGTTAATTCACCTGCTAATAGCCAACCTTTTCTTATAAACCTATACGCGGGAACGGATGGAGCGGTATGGGTCTATTACCTCTCTAGTAACCACTGCTATACCCATCTTGAACGGCTTCTTGAAAGGCCACATAGCTAAACAGTATGAGTCAGAGTAGTCATCAGTTATAGGTGTCTCTACCTTTATCTGCCCCGTTTGTGTCGTCGCAAATTGTGTTAGTTTAAGTTGGTTAGTAAGCTTGAAGTCACTTTTAGGTATAATCGTGTTGGTGCGCTCTAGAAGGTTCTTGGTGTTCTCATATAACGCTAGTTTAGCTTGGAAGCTGCGGTTCTCATATGGCTTAACTATGTTGTGTCTGGGCCACTCTGTGACAAGTCTCTCTGCTAGGGGTATGCCCATGCCGGATGACTCTGGGATTACCCATCTGAAGTTATATTTTGTATTCAGTAGTGACATGTATGCGAACTGGCTCTCAAAGTCTGTTGACCCTTTTCCCTCTGGATTAAAAGCAAACTGGTGGAATAATTTGTTTGTGCCACTTGTTTTATGTAGTCCTACAACTGTCATTACGGACATGTCTCTAAGTCTAGCCCAGTCTACCCCTAAACTATAGTCATATCCTGGTTCAGCATTATTGTATGTGTCCCAAGTATAATCGCTTGCACTGGCTTTGTCTACTGCTGTTTCAGAGAAATAGCTTGACCCAGCATCTGCAAATTGGGCTAAATACTCTATTTTGAATAGCTCTGGTGACAGTGTGTTAAAATCGTCCTGCCACACCTTATCATCAAAATATTTGTTAACCGTAGTAGGTAACTGCATATTTTTCCATGCTGGATTGTTAAAGCAGTTCCAGAAGTATCCTCTACGGAATCTGGGGCGGCTGAGTACGTATAGACTCCCTCCCCCAATGCCTAGTAAGGGACTAACTCTAGTTACATCCTCCTCTTTAATATCCCTTGCCTCATTAACCCAAACTATATCTATGTTGGTAAGCCCAGCAATTAAACTCTGCGCTGTCATGAACAACATACGTGAGTTATTCTTAAACACAATCTCAGGTATTGGTTTTCTATGTGTATCAGCTATACAGTTAAACATGTCAACAGATGTGGAGAACAGTGTTAATATACGCCTCATAAGTTCTAGACTCTGATTCTGAACAGCACACATAATTATCTGGGTAGAGTTGGGCTTATAGAATGCCCCGAACCATGAACCATATGTCTGCATCATGAAGTCTTTGCCAACCTGAGCACCTGTACAGAACACGACACGTCTGTTCTCCATCATCAGTTTACCCATGTCTACCTGATAATCCTGTAACTCTGTCTTCTCTCCACGTTCAATAACTATGTCTTTTACCCACTTCTTGAATCCATCTAATCCATCAATCCAGCTTTCTATCTGATCATCAGTAAACTCTTTCTGTGGTACTGGTGGATTAGGAGATTCCCCTAATAGTTTCATGGCTCTAGTAGAGATGTCTTCACCAATATCAGTCTCAGTTGGTCCTCCCCTTGTCTTCCTGAACCCTGATCCATGCCTCTCACGATGCTCAGGGTGCTCCTGTGAACGGAAGTGAAACAACATGGATTCTCCAAGTTGTTTTTCTCTATCATTTGGGTATCGTTCGCGCATACGTAAAGATATCTTTCTAGGACTAACTCCGCTTGTTATCCACTCAATAATCTCATCATAGTCTTGATGATCCTTAATTTTACCGTATTTGACCATGATGGGTGTGTATTAGTGATATACCCTTATAAACACGGTTATAGTGGAAAATGTTAAATAGTTGGTTTGGGGATAGTGTGTTAGTGAAGTAGAATGAGTAATCCTGTTTTGTATAGTACGGAAGCTGGTAAAGTGGACTTCAGTTTCTCTGTTGATGATTTAGAAGCAACTGGCATTGACGTAGTTGATGCCCCAATAGATGATATAATGGGGAAACTCTGGGAGTTCCATGAATTGGTATATAGAGTATTAGAACTGTTCCCAACTGGTGAGGTTGGAGTTACTATAACATCTCCGCAGTCACATAGTCTCAGATATACCATTAAAAGGGTATAGATATGCCCTTCCACATAATCTCTTACAAGATGGCTGCTAAACTTAAGGCTGACTGTGAGAAAGAGTTTAACATCAAGTTTCTAGCTCGTACAAGTGCTTTTAAGACTCCACGGTTTCTGAAGGACTCATATGAGGAGGGGTTACGTAGGTTTAGTGGTAAAGATGATCCTGTACCTTATGCTCTTAGGTTCTCTAAGTATGAGGAGTTGTATAGACACTTTCTTATGAAGGATAGTAGTACGATAGCTGCTATGCGTCAACTGTATACTGATGGTAAGGCTGAGGATATATACCTAGTTAACGAGTGGAAGAATACACCGGAAATGGAGGTGTTGTTAGAGGCGATAAGAGTTCGCGGGTCAACTGGTGTTTGGGGATGACTGCCCCTATAAGGAACCTTCCTTGGAGTGATGAGCAGACAGATATACTCATAAAACTATGGAATATTAACGAATTAACTAAAGAACAGATAACATCAGTGTTCCCAGATAGGACGTGGAACGCTATATGTAAACGTGCTGAACGATTGAATCTTCCATTATATTCTGATAGATTTAAACCAAAGATAGACTATAAGTATCTACAGAAGCTTGGTGTTGTAATTGAAGGCTAAAACAATTAATCTAGACCGTATTAAGAGAAGCGTAGCAGTCATAGCGGATACCCACGTAGGGTCAGATTATGCTCCTTGGCCTGAGATGCCTATCTACACTGACACTGGGAAGAATCTTAGTGCTGGTGTTAGTGATGGTCAGAGTGATCTGTTGAAGGCTTGGTACACATTTGGTGCTACATGTGATGAGTTTCGTGTTGACACGATTATACATCTAGGGGATGCGTGCCAGGGATGTAACCCACGGGAGAATGGAGTTGACACGGTCACTCCTGATATAAACTATCAGGTTGAGGGGGCTACCGTGTTAATGGAGGACTTGGTTCGCGGTAGAACGTATCATCAGTTCAGTGGTACTGCGTATCATGAGGCACAGAACTATAAGATACACAGTGACCTAGTATCCAAGTTGCACCCAATCACTGAGGATGCTGCCTTTCATGGTAAGTTCGCTAATATTCGTCTAAGAGGGACATCAAAGGTATTGAACCTTGCCCATGCATGTTCATACTCTACCATGTACCCGGCTGCTGCATTAGACCGTGAGATACTTGGTATTAAGGTGGCTGTGAGTGAGGGTAAGATACCTAGACCAGACTATCTTATGAGAGGGCATTCACATAAATACGTTCATCTAGATTACCCTAACATCCATGCTGTTCTTGTTCCGGGGTGGCAAGCGTGGTATCCTATGGGTGATAAGGTGGTTATGTACGGTAAGACACAGCCAGATATAGGGGGGGTGATAGTGTTAGTTGATGATGATGACCATAGTTTCGTGATACACTTTACGTATAAGTGTCCTAACATCATAGACTTTGTGAGAGACGGATAACAATTGACGGCAAACCAACACTGGAAAGACTTAGAAAACAGAGGAGAACATAGAGGAACTTGTATGGCTGACTTTCAACCATTCATTGATGGGGAGTGTTATACCTGTATGTTTTTCGTTGATATGGATTGTCCTTACTTAGTTGATACTAGAGGAAATAATCCTAAACTAAAGAAACTCGTAGAAGAATGTGTGATGCTTGACAATAAATAAAGAAAATGTTTGTGCCAAATGCGGATCAACCAAGAATGTTAGCACATATAGGCTTTTATCAGATGAGATGAAGAATCTATGTGATGTTTGTTTCTGGGATAGACAATTAAAAGAACGTGTTGGCAGTTGAGCGCAGAAGATATCAAGTTCTTGAAAATGTTGAAGGCATTAGATAATCCTATTCGTATAAAGATAGTTGAGTTCATCCTTAATTACAAGGATGGTAATGATATTATCTTAACCCCACCTAAAGAAAGACTTTCTGTAAATACCGAAGATTCACATAAAGACCGAATATTAGAACGTTCGCAAGTAGCGAGTGTATATAAGTATGAGCGAACACCTCAAGAACATGGGGTACATGAAGTACATGAATAGTCAAGTACCCCCACCCTTACCTAGTACCCCTGCCCCTACCCCATATATTACCGTATGGGATAGCACCTGTGGAGACTCTATCCTATATGTAGAGATATCTGATAAGAGTAACTGGTATAAAGGATGAAAGCAATTATACTTATCATAATTCTATTTCTCATTGGTGCTGTGGTATTCGAGATATTTAATGAACGTGGTGGTAGAATATGATGTGTGAATGTTGTCCTTTACTCATTGAGGATTGTTTCTGTTCACGTCTTCTGTGGTTTACCTTCTATCATGATAGACATCAACTTTGGGCTTGTGACTGGATATATTTCCCTGAATTAGAATCTTAGTTTATTACAGAACTAATATATAAAGTAGTATATAGTAACAGTATATAAGCACACAATTTTACAGATATGGGTAAAATAAACTCTATGGTTTAACTAAACATCCTGCACACATAGAACATTCGTGTCTTCATCGAACGGCTAAGAATCACTTGACTAGGTAAACCATTTCAACTACCTTACCTGAAACGGTAATATAGTTTTGACAACAAAGTGAATATATAGACAAACGTATATAAAAAACGTGTCGTGTGACATCTATTTTATGTCAACACGGTTAACTTTGATGTATTTAACCGAGAACTGTTAAACTTATTCTACATACCATTTTTCTAAAGTAATATATATACTACTTTCGTTTTCCTATACATCGTGTAACTATGGTAACTGTTTCTGTTACCTAGATGACATTCCGTGGAACAATGTTGTACGAAACGACAAGGAACGATGCACGGAATGTCGATATGTAGAACAGTTGTTCTACAGGAAAACGATTCATTGGTATTTGCGATGTCGCAAATGTTATATACTCATGCTGTGTAGGGTTAGGTAATGAGTCTTAAAGACGTTAAGGGAATTGGTGAAATCACATCTACGAAACTGATTAACGCTGGTATTAGCAGTGTTGATCATCTTAGTGTGATGCGCCCGGATGAGTTGAAAGCCCTGTTAGGGTTTAACACAAAGCAAGCTAAGGAAACCATACAGAGTGCTCTTGACCTTGCGTATCGTGAGGTTAGGATATATACTGGTGACGAGTATGAGCAGTACCTTGATGACACAATCAGATATATCCCCACGGGTAGTAAAACGTTTGATGAGTACCTTGGAGGTGGGTGGCCCACTATATCCACTAATGGATTATATGGGCTTCAGGCTACTGGTAAAACTCAGCTTATTAATACTGCTATAGCTAGTTGTATTGATGCTGGGATGCATGTTTTAACTATTGAGACAGAGTCCAACACGGTTCATGTGCCTAGAATACGGGATATAGCTAAGTCTAGGGGGTATAATTATGATGGGGCACTTCATCATATCTACCCATCTAGAAACGTGGGTACAGTGTTCGGACAGTTCAGAGGTTATCTGTATTTGAAGACTGAGGCGGAGAAGAATGGGTATGATGTTGGGCTTATCACGGTAGACAGTTTTAATGCTAAGTTCCGTAGGGCATATAGTGGTAGAGAGATGTACCCTGAGAGGGCGCAGGAGTTTGGTAGACATATAGACTTCTTAGAGGAGATGGCTAAACAATTTAATGCGTGTGTGATGCTTACATTCCAGTGCGGTGTGACTCCTGATCCTAGTGGTGCGTTGAAGGATAAGATGAAGTATCACGGAGAGTTCTATCCTGTCGGTGGTACACTTGTAGCACATAATATCAATACGTGGCTATCTCTTCAACAGAAGAGTGGTGGGGAGAAGAGTGATAAGATATATCATGCAAGCATCACTGACCATAACTTCCTTCCTATGTCAACGTTTGACTTCTTGATAGATGAATATGGGGTGAGAGACGTTGGATGATATATCATACCCAACCATCAGAATACAATACAATAAATATGGTATTCCTAAACCATTTGCTATGGGTAATTGTAAAGAATGTGGTGAATACATTCCTCCAACTTGGATGATATGGGAGGGCGATCCTTGTCCATTATGTAAGAAACCATTTTATCCTAGTTCACCCATAAATGAGGGATCATAATGAAAATACATAACTATAATGGAAGATGCTGGATAAGTAAATACGATAATTCTGGGTTGACGGTACATATAACTAATGCTGAAGTTGATTCTGTGGAAGTAAAGGGAACAATGTTGATTCTGAGTGTTAAAAAATGACTCTGTACTGTGATGATAGAGAGACAACTAAACTTATAGTTGCTCTTAGAAAGCTGGTTGACAACGTTGAGGTTAGCAGATACGGTTCAGGTGATTATGTGTTCGGTGACATAGGTGTTGAGAGGAAGGAGTTGACTGATGCGTTAAACAGTGTGAACGATGGTAGATACTTTAAGCAGATACAAGTGCTGAAGGATACCTACAAGAAGCCCCTCGTACTGTTCGAGGGAGTAATAGATGATACTGAGAAGGTTAGGAATGTCCGTATAGGTCGTAGGCGCTTCAAGAAGGGGTTTGTGTTGACTGATGGAGAGAAACAGACTCTTCGACAGATACAGCATAGTACGATACTTGGTTGGGGTATACCGATAATACAGAGCACTGATATAGAGGACACTGCTAGACGTATAGCTATGATATATAACAGGGAGATGGGTTACACGGTTTCCACGCCACCTGGACCTGCTGTTAAGAAGAGTGTGGATGTTAAGGAGATACGATATAATATGGTTTGTTGTGTAGATGGTATTGGTGGTACGCTTGGTAAGCGTATCCTTAAGGTTACACCCACGTTCAGTGATATACGTGACATGGGTGCTGAGACTCTATGTAAGAAAGTGGATAAACTTCCATTGAAGAGGGCTAAGATGCTTGTGGAGGCAGTAAGATGAGTGGTAAACCAAAATCAATTTGGAAACCGTTTTATATTATAAAACAACAGCGTCCAGTTGATGATTGGATCGTTCACTCTGAATTTACTGTAGATAACGATAAACAGGCTGAAGCAGTATTTAATGCGTTTGAGGAATATAATAGACCAAAGGATGGGGAACGTTGGGAGTGTATCCAATATGGATTATATAGGGTAGAGCAACTATGTAATTGTGCTACGCATTGGACTGGAACTCCACGTTCTAATGAAAGTATTGATGTGGAGGTATAATCATGACAGATAGAAAGACATGGGATGAGTTCTCTGTGAGAACTGGGTTAGGTATACCTGTATCTGAGATAGAGAAGGTGTACAGAGAGGAAGAGGCTAAGCTTGTTAAAGCACCTATGAGTCCAGAGGCTGTACAGCGTATAGCTTGGGCTGTCACTCAGAGGAAGATACTTGATAGGTATGGTGGCTTGAAACAAGTTGGAACTATTAGTAACGAGGTGCTCCCACTTGAAGGGTATCTGATAGGGTCAGGTGAGTTTAGGGATAGAGCACAGGAGATGAGAGAGAAGGCTGAGAAGGCGATACTTGGTAAGGGTTTAAGTGAGGCTGTTGCTGGTGGGCTTACTGATTTGGAGGGTAAGACTCTTGATACTAGGAAGAAGCTGTTCGGCAAACCTAATACTGGTTTCGGTGAACCGTTAGACCCTAAACTTAAGTTACTAGAGATGACATTGTTCGGAGCATTCCGTGAAAAGGGGTCTGATGAGCCGTTTGTGTTCACCAAGTTCCAGACAAGCAATGATACACTGGCTGAGGCTTGGGGTAAGATAAAGTTCCCTGACCACGCATTCAAACCATGTACAACTTATGGTAAGATAAAGGTTAATGAGTATGGTTACCTGATATATGGGTCAGCTGGTGCTGAGACTAGAACAGTGTTCAAGGGAGGAGCAACCATTTCGGTTGAAGCCCCTACAGCTGTACGTGAGGCGTTAGGATTGTTCACGGTAGACATTGTTGAAGCGTATGATGTCTATCTAACATGGTTACCTCAGAATAAGGATGGTACACCTGATATGACTTCAAAATACGTTAAGTGGGATGCAATGATAGCAGTAGAGGGAATAATCAGTGATATACAGTGGGAACGCAGAGACTTCTGGAAGGGGATACCTGCTAAGATATTTGACCCGGAAGATGTGTTAAGCAGCATAGACATATATTTACCATCAACATGGAATCACAACTTTGGTGAATACACTACCGGAATAGCGTATGGTAAACCAGATGAGGTGTGGATGCGTCCAGAGGGTGGTACACAATATACAGCACGTAGTGGACAGACAGAGATACGGTGTATAGGTTTTTTACCACTCCCAGGGATGACTACAGTAGGATCTCAGGATACCTCAGAGGGGACTCTGAAGCAGTACGAAGGCTTCGTAGGTTAAAGGGTGATGAGTATGTTACATATGAGAATGTTCCAACTTATGGTTGGAAGGAGCAGAAGGTAGAGGGATGGGTAGAATAGATAATTGAGATGTCACAAATGATAAATATAACAAAGTTCACCCCCTCTCCGTGGAACTTCAACAAACCATCCTCTGATGATTTGAAGGAACTTGAGGATAGTCTCCGTGCTGATGGGGTTACTATATCAATAATATGCCGACCAGTTGGAGATAAACTGGAACTTGTGGATGGTGAGCAGAAGATAACGGTATTGCGTGATCGTATTGGTATGTCTGAGATACCTGAGTCTTGGGTTACAATACAGGATATGAGTGATGATGAGGCTAGACAGTATATCCGTAACAGCCTTACACGCAGTAAGACTAGGAATCTGATGAAGGAGGCTGAACACTACTTTGATGATTATAAAGCGTCTGGGTTATCTAAAACTGAGTACGCTATTAAAGTTGGTAAAGATAACGCTGAGATGAGTAGAATACTGAGTAGAATGAACACTGGCCCAGCCATTCAGGAGTTTATAGGTAAGTCTAGTCTATCAGCGTCTATTGTTGATGAGATACTTAAGACCCATCCAGACTATACGTTAAGTTATCTACAGACTGCTGAGACTAAGGGATGGAACACTGAGGATACTAGGGAGCATCTTAGGGGAGATGTTGGTGATGACGGTAAATCAGTTGTTAGGAACCCTAAGACAAAGTTGTATGACGCTGAGTTGAAGAAGATGCCTATGATTGATCGTGGTGCTATTGCTAAGATACTAGAGGATTTAGTTCAATCTTATAATAAGGTAGCCACTCATCTTGAAAGCAGTGGATACCCAGAACTATCATTCTTCGTGTCTACAAGTATAATTAAGTCTGTTATGAAGGTGAAGAACATGTTTGATGGAACACATAACATTATACCCAAAGACAGGACTCAGCCAATTATACGTGTTAACGCTGTACGTCAATGGGTTCTTGATCCAGACCCACTACTTAGGCAGAGGCGTCAGAAACAGATTGAGAGAACTGCTAACAAGATATATGATACGAGGGGAGAAGTACCTATCCGAACTTACATCTGAAAAGAGGTCAACAGAATGAAAGCAGAATGTCTATACTGTGATCATGCCTTTGAAGTAGAGGAATCTCATGAAGAACAAGTAGGTTGTGATCTGCTTGCTCGCTTAGTTTGGTGGGATTATAGTTGTCCGAACTTCGTTCCAAAACAAGAATCCATAGTTACCCATGTCAATAGGACGGAGGAGGAAGAGTAATGGCTTACACTGAGACTGAAGAAAATCTAGAGGCATGGGGAAGAGAACTATACAAAAATTACTATCCCACCATTAGAGGAGAAGATTATAGCGTTACTACAGTGGTTGGACGATGCTGGATATGAATATATATTAAAAGATAACCTATCCCATCTTCGTCAATAACCTTTATATACAGTATGGGTAAATTACCTAGTGAACTGTCATGAGTCGTGCTAGACGTAGGGAGAAGAGGTTCTTTGAGCCAATAGATATTATTGGCATAGATAACCCTGAAGTAAATGTTAAGGAGCCTGTGACAACTGAAACTGTTCCAGGGGGAGACATTGTACGTGAGAAGCCTACTAAAGTGGTGTCTATTGAGGAACCAGTTGAAGTTGATGAGCTTACAGCGTTAAACAGGCTTACAGGTATGTTCATCCCTCCACCTATAACTACTATAGATAATGCTCCACCTAAAGCATTTGACTTGGTGACTTCCCCTAAGATAGAGGGATTCACTGTTTCAGATGGTACTCCATACGCTACAGAGCCTATAGATGATACTATTGATGGTCTTCCAAAGGTGTTTGGACGTAAATCTAAGAAACCTGTATCTGTAAATAGTTAATAGGTTGATGGATGGTATCTATGTTAGCCCCCCGTTTAAGTCGTGATGGCTCTCCGTCTTCCTCCTACTTTCGACTGAGGGGGGCTACTATCCTGATTGGTGGTTTGTGTGAAGCGTAAGTATGGTCTCATCTTGGCTGCTCTTGAGAAGTGGAGTGGTGAGGTGTTGTTTGCGCGTGATGTGAGTAGCACTATTGCTGGTATGTCTAATACTGGTGTGACTGCTAAGAGTATTGGTAGATGTATGGTGTGGCTTGAGGATATGGGGTTCGTTGATAGACAGCAGTTGGAGAGTAGAGAGACTGCTGCTAGTAGGTGCAGATACACGTATCTATGGGTTCCACCTGAACTTAGAAGCAAAGTAGTAAGTTTAGGATTACTGGTAAGCGATAAAGTCTTATAATAGATACGATAACTAGGTGTGATTGACATGCCTCAGATGGATGATGACTTTCTAGATAAGAGGTGTAAGGCTTTCCCTAGTCCATGGGATAGCCGTAACTATAGGGTGCGTTCTCCGTTGCTTGCGGAGATTGAGGTACTTCCAGAGGAGTTTGATGGGTTAAAGCCGTTCTTGGATGAGGACTGGTATGATCAGGGTAATTGGGGTTCATGTGTTGGTTGGGACGGTAAAATCACTATGGAGGTTACTAACCACGTTGTAGATAATATTCCTGATGAACTGAGTGCGTGGTGGCTGTATCATCGTAGTAGATTCTACGCCGGATTGCCTCCCGGCATTGAGGGTAGCACTAACGCTGGGTTGATGAAGGCATTGAACCATGAGGGAGTGTGTCTAGAGTCGTGTTGCCCCACTCCTACTGATAGAAGGTACAGTAAGTTTGAGCCATGTAACGATGCTTATGATCAGGCTAAGTTGTTCTCTATAGACTCTTACTGGTATGTGAACCCTATTCCTAGTGACATGATGGCTGCTATCTATGGTGTAACTCATCCAGCACCGTATGATATGCCTGATGGTAGCCCCGGTAAGATACCGTTGATAACAGCGTTCCCTGTGTACTCCTCTTTCAGTGAGGGATATGAGAATGGTGTGGTGCCTATGCCTAGAGCAACTGATACGTTGAGGGGTGGTCATAGTAGCCCCATAACTGGGTGGAAGCTTATAGACGGCGAAGTATACTGGATTAACCCCGGTTCTTGGGGTAAAGAGGTTGGTGACAATGGAACCTTCTATCTACCGTTCGGATATCCGTTCTATGATGCTTGGATCATCCATAACGGTGAGAAGGTGAAGCCGTGGTGGTGCTGGTGGTTAGGGTGGGTTCCTTGGTTTAGGGAGATATGTCGTTAAATTGGCTACTAAGTTAGATGCTGTTATGGAGTATTGGGAGTACAGCATCCCTGATCGTAGGGTGCTTATAGGCGTGGAGCATGATGATAAGCATATTAAAGGGCTGTTGATACGTGACTATACTCAGGAGGGTGTTATAACGTACTCTGTGTCTACACCGGCACTGTTCCTCATATTAGGCATGTTAGAGAAGGGCAACTACATCCTAGACGAAATAGAGTCCCCCAACCCCCTCCCCACATAATAACCACCCCATAGTAAAAGCACTAAGCCTATACTCATACTGTGTTCTCTCATGCTTTCTTGGGAAACAGTGTTTGGTGTGTTGATGTGTGTGTTGGCCATAATGTGCTGTACTAGGCTTAGATGTGTGTGTAGAGTGGTGTCCTGATTGATCAATGATGCAAGCATACAGCACCAGGGCCAATACAGCATACAGGCTACACAGCACATACACCATGCTACATACAGGCATCACGCTATTGAGACAACACAAACACAGCACAGCACACAACACTAGAAGAGAGAGCATAGAGGCTAGTTGTTTAGTAGTGTATAACGTGTATTATGTGCTGGTGGGCTAGTGTGTTATAGTTGTTTAGTGGTTATAGGCTAGTGTATAGGGTATATGTTGCACTGATAGGCTAGTTGTTTAGGCTAGTGTATTAGTGGTGTGTTAGGTGTGTGTCTTAGAAG